ACCGCAGCGCGGGGCGTGGATGCGTACTGTGCTTGAACTGCCATGATGAACTCCTCAAACAATTCCGAATGCTTGGACGATGAAATCTGGCGCGCCGCCGCTCGATTGCGTCAGCTCAGCCCAGCCGTAGGTCGCGTCGACGTATTGCAGCTGCGTGGCGCTTTGCGACAGCGTCATGTTCGCTGCAATGCCCTTGATGTTTCGGCCGTTGCGGTCGATCACGTTGTCGGTGCGGCCGTTCGCCGACGTGACCCAGACGACATCACCCACGGCAGGTGATGCAGGCAGCGTGACGGTCGTGGACGCGGCGTTCGTGAGGGCGTAGTTGAAGCCGGTTGCTGCAAGCTGCGACGTGCCAGAGACGACGAGCAGCGTCGGCAGGCCCGTCGAGCTCGCCGCCGCGAGCGTGATGCTGCCTGCGCCGTTGCTGATCGAGATGCCAGCGCCAGCGGTCAAATTGGCTGCCGTGTAGGTCGCGCCGTTACCGATCAGCACCTGGCCGTTGGTCGGCACTGCCGTTGCGCCCGTGCCGCCATTTGCCGGCGCCACCACGCCGCTCACATTGGTCGCGGTGCCTGTGACGTTGCCGACAACCCCGCCCGACGCGGTGATCGCGCCGGTGACGCCGAGCGTGCCGCCGATCGTGGCGTTGCTGTCGACAGTCAGCGAGCGGCCCGTGGGAATGAACACGCCGTTGACCGTGAACCGCACGATCTGAGTGCCAAGCACCGACACGCCCAGCTCACCGCTACCGACGCGATAGAGCCCCGTCGATGTCTCGTTCAGCCACGCCACGCCGGGGGCGCCAGCATTGCCATCCGCAAGCCGGAACGGCGCGGTCATGCCGCCCTGGCCGCTGCGCGACAGCGAATCGCTCAGCGCATCGGCGACGTCCTCCATCGTGTCATTGGCCCAGTCGGCCTCGATGATGGTGCCGGCCGACACCGGGTTCCCGGTCGGCAGCGTGTAGGTACCTGCTCCGTTTCTTGGCATCTTTCTCTCCTACTGCGACGCGGCCGCAGACGACCCGCGCAGAATCCTCAACAACGCATCCTGTTCCGCCGTCAGCGGCTGCCCCGAGCGCTCGATCTGCTCGAGGATTCGGCGCAGCTCCTGCGGGTTCTGCAGCGCATTGGCGAGCGCCTGATCTCGCTGCGTGTTCGCGAACGCGCGCAGTGCGTCGATGCCGCCACGCGCGACGATCGAGCCCGGCGTGCCGGCGACGCCGCCGATCACGTCGGCTGCCTGCCCCGCTGCCGCGGCGGCAATCGTGTCGCTCGCAGTGTTGCTGCCGCCACCTGCCGTCGCGGTTCTCGCAACACGCTGGGTAATGTTTTGCCGGCGCAAGGCCTCGAGGACGGCGCGCAGCCGGGACTGCGCAGCATTCGAGAGCTGCACGTTGCCGGCGCGATCGGCGCCGCGATTGATCGCACGGCCGAGCCCCGCCTCGGTGATCTTCGGAACATCGCCCGCGGCGTCCGCGGACACGCCGAGCACGCGGCCGGTGTTGCGGTCGTAGACCGAGTCGCGCACCCGCCCCGCGGCCTTGCTCTGATCGACCAGGCGAGATCCGCTCGCGTAGTCGTTGACAACCTGCTGCCACTTTCCGTCAGTCGCGCGGTTCAGAATGTAGTCGAGCTGCTCCATCACCTGCAGCCGCATCGGCGAGCTGCGCGGCGCGGCCGTGAACGCGTTGGGGTTCATCGGGCTGAACTTGGCACTGAGGTTGGCGCGGATCTGCTGCAGGTGCGCCGGCGTGTAGGCCGAGCCCGACGCCGACACCCGGTCAATGTCGTCGGCAATCGCTTGCATCATCGACCGCACCTGCGGGTTCGACGCCTCTGGGAGCCGCATGGCTTCGTCGAGGTCGCCGCGGAACGCCGCGATGTCCGACCCGAACTTGCTCATGTTGCTCGCCTCATCGGCGCGCGCGAAGTTGCGGTCCCACCGCTTCGATCGGGCGGTCTGCCGCGGCCCAAGCATGTCCGCGTCGCGCGTCGCGCGGTCGAACTCGCCGGCCACCGCCCTCGCCTGGTTCTGGTCGAAGTCGTACCAGTTGCCGGCGTTAAGGGTGCGGCTGCCGCGCTCAAGGCGCGCGAGGTCGGCGCTGTCGAGCTGGGCGGCGGTCGTGAGCGGGATACGCCCCTGCGGCCTGAGCCCACGCAGCTGAGAAAGGGTGCGCGAGAGCACGCCCTGCCGGGTCGCCTGGTCGGCGCCCTCGCCCGCCATCTCACGCACGACCTGCTCCGCAGCGCGCTCCCCGCCGCCGCCGGCCGTCGCCATGCGTCGGACCTGATTCACGCCGAACCCGGCCGCCGGGAGCGCTGCGCCGAACGCGGCCCCCTCGAGGGCGTTGTTAAAAGCGCTCTCGCCCTCGACAGTCGGCCGCAGGGAGCCATACAGGCCGCCAGAGAGGACGGCATCGCCGACTAGGCCTGCCGTACCCAGCTTCGCCGTCGTCGTCGCAGCGGGCGCCATAGCGCGCCCTGTGCGCAGCGCCTGATAGGCGCGGGGGAGAGCAGTACCGGCGCGCATCGCGGTGTTCGCAAACGCGCCGGCGGGGACCGCCAGCGTCGGCACGACGTTGCCCGCCACCTGCAGGGCGCCGCCGCCCGTGGTGTTCTCGGCGAGCGTCTCGGCCACGGCGCGCTCGTCGGCGGCACGGCGCTTGAGCTCTGCGCCCCTCTTGTCGCTGCCGAACAGGTCGTTGAAGCGCTGCTGGGCGCCCGTGACGAGCTCGGCGGTGCCGGCTCCGTAGTTCTCGACGGCCCGGCGCAGCCAGGACGATTCCTTCGCCCGGCCGCCCGCCATGCTGCGCATCGTGTTGCGGCGCCACTCGTCGGTCAGCTTCGGCGCGTCGTGCTGCTGCAGCATCCTGCGCAGCTCGTCCTGGGTGATGCCGTCAGGCACCCCCTCGACGATGGTGCCGTCAGGCATGACGACATCAACGGGCATTGGTGAGATCCTCGAATCGAACGCGGCGGTTGCCGCCGGCCGGCGTGCCGCCGCGATAGGCCGGGTTCACGATGACGCCGGCGGGGTCGAGGCCACGAGCCCGTGCGAGCTCCGTGTACTGACCCGCGGTCGACGTCAGCTTGGCCTCTGCCGCACGCTGATAGAGCTGCGCGAGGCTGTTGATCTGCTGAATGGCGACATCGTTCAGCGGCTCGCCGCGCAGGATGTTGTTGATCAGGTTCTGCGCGCGCCCCTCCAACCCCTGCGCCTTGATCACGCGGTCGAATTCGCCCTCGCGGACCACCGAGCCGGGATCGAGGAACTTGTTCAGCAGGATCACCAGCGACTGCTGCGTGATGGCATCCGGCCTCGAGCCGGGCGGTGTCGCGGAGACGATCTCGGTGATCTTGCGCGTCGCGCCAAGCTCAGACTGCAGATCCTTCGTGGCGTTGTCGAAGTCGTTGCGCAGCTTGTCCTCGGCGCGCCAGGTGCGCGCGTCGTCGGCGCTGTTGCTGCCGCGCGCGCCGGCCAGTGCCATGCGCAGGACCGAGTTGTCTTCGCGCGCCTGGCGCTTGTCGTCGAGGCCCATCTCGAACTGCCCGAGCTGCATCAGTCGAGCTGCTTCGCGCTCGCGGCTCGCAGACGGGTCTTTCAGCACCTGACCGTCGGGGGTAATCGTCGCACTGCCAACCTTCATCGGCTCACGCGCGGCCATCGCGCGCTTCAAGAACTGGCCCTGCACGCCTTCAAAACGCGGGCCCGCGTACTGGGCGGCGAGCGCATTCAGCATCGACGCACCGCCCTCGTCCGCCCTCGAGCGAGCGTAGGCCTGCGCCTGGGAGAAATCGTCCTCCTGCCCGTACAGGTCAAGCGCTTTGCGGATATTGTCCTCGCCAGGCTGCACGGTGCTCGTGATCGTGCCGCCAGCGCTTTTCTGTCGCGCGCGCGGCAAGAGCGATCGCCGCTTGCGCTCGATCTCTTCCGGCGTCTCAACAATCGCGCCGGCTGCCAGCATTTCTTCGTAGAAGCCCATGATCCCTCCGATCAGTACATGGTCTCTTCGTCGTCGTAGGGACGTTTGCCGCCCTGCAGCGGAGTCACCGGCCGCGAAGCACGCAGCATTTCGAGCGCCGCCTTCTGGCGCGTGTTGAAGTCCTTCATGCCGGCGTCGACCTTGCCCTGCCCCTTGCGGGCCATGAAGGCCTGACCGAGCTGAGCCGCGCCCTGGGCGATCGACGGCGCGACATAGACACGCCCCGCCATCTGCCCCTGCATCGGCTGCATCGACTGCTGGCGCAGCGCATCGACCATCGCCGCCTTGCGCGCAAGCTCTTCCTCTTCAGGACGCATCGCGCCCATCTGAAGGAGGTACTCGAACATCTTCGACTCATCCATGTTTCACCTCACAGCGCGCTGTAGTTCACGGTCAAGAACCCGCTCGGGTGGCGCTTCACCAGATCCGGCCGCACCGTCGCGAGCTCCTGCGCGATCACGCCGCGCTGCCGGTAGCCCGCCATGTCGAAGTCGTAGATGCCGACGCCTGTGGCGTGCGTGCCGACGCGCTTCAGCCGGCGCTTCAGCCGGCGGTCGGAGAACGCGAACGGGTTACCGAGCGCCGCGCTGCCGAGGCTGAACAGGCCGCTCATCGTGTTGCCCAAGGCGGCATTCTTCGCGTTCTGAGCATCGAGCGCTGACTGGTACTGCATGTTGGCAGCGTTGAGCAGCTGCGGCGTCTCTGCGACTCCAGCGCGCTGGAACTGCGGCATCTGCGGCATTCCGACCTGCTGCCCAGTTAAGAGCGCGTTCATCTCGTTGAGCGGCATCCCGCGCGCGAGCTGCTGCTCGGCGATCGCCTGCTGGCGCAGCCGGTTCTGCTGGTCGGCGAACTGCTGCTGCATGTTCCACTGCTGGCCGAGCGCGGCGTTGTCGGCCTGCTGCCGAGCGATGTCGAGCGCCGACGCCTGCCCCAGCGACTGGTTTCGGAACTGGCCGCCGGCGAGCTCCTGCGCGAACTGCTGCTGGCCGGTGTTGTTGTACAGGTCGGCGAGCCCCATCTGCTGGTTGAACAGCTGGTTCTGCGCCTGATTGGCGAACTGGCCGGCAGCGAGCTGCTGGTTGAAAGCCTGCGCCGACGCATCATTTGCCAGGCGCGCATTCGTCACGTCCTGCTGGAACTGCTGCCCGCGAGCCGCGTTCGCAGACTGCAGCGCGCCTGTGTTCTGGTTGAACGCCTGGCCGGTCGCCTGGTTGGCAAAGTTGTTCGCGGTCAGGTTCTGGTTGAATGCCTGGTTGGCTGCGGAGTTCGCAAAGTTGCCGGCCCCGAGATCCTCGTTGAACGCCTGCTGCCGAGAGCCCATCTGCATCCCGAACAGCCGCTGCGCCTCGTTGCCCGCGATGTCGAGCGCGTTGTACCGCTCGGAGGCCTGTCGGCCGGAGAGATCATCCATCGCGCGCTTGTAGGCCTCGCTGCCGCGCTCGAACCCCTGATTGGCGAGCTGCGTCTCGAGATTGGCCTGCTGCATCTGGTGCACAGGCAGCATTCGGCCGACGAGGTCGGTCGCGATCGAGTCGCGATAAGAGGCATTGAACGAGGGCAGCGCCGGGTTGTCTCCCATGTTCAGCGAGCGCTGCAGTGACTCGGTCGGCGTCGACCGGCGCAGCTCGCTGATCATCGGATCGAAGTTCGTGGCGAGCGCTTGGCTGCCGACCCCGTAGGACATGTTCGCCGTCTGCGGCGTCACACTCGTCTGCGGGCCTTGCATGTCAAACCCGCGAACAACGCTCGAGGGGTTGACCGTCGTCGACAAGCCAGGCGAGTAGTCGGCAATGCCAGACGCCACTTGCCCCGCCGTGCCGCCAGACGTCAGCGACGGCAAGTTCTGCCAGTCGAACGGCTGCGAATATGCGTCGCCCACGCGCCCCATGAATCCCTGAGCGAGGTTGCTGCGGTCCTGCTGGAGTCCGATCTGTGAGTCCAGGGCAGACTTGAGCTCCGGTGCGAGTGTGGTGTTCTGAGTCCACTGCGTCACCGCTTGCCCAGTCGCCGGGTCAGTCGTCGCGTTCGTCGTCCAAGACTCGCTACCCCACGGGGTGTTGATGGTCGGACGGTTCGCGAAGTTCTGAACGTTCAGATTTTCCTTCGACGCCTGTGCCTGCGCCATTGCCGCGCCGGTGTAATCCGGCGGCGGCGGTGCCTTGCCCTTGCTCATTGCAACGTCTCCTTCAGGAACCGGCAGTCTTCGCGCCGCAGCTCAAGCAGCACACAGTCGACGGTCTCCGCAATCTTCTTGAAGCCAATCTTCTCGTTGAACCGAATCGCTCGATCAAGGTCGCGCGGCGTCAGTCCGTAGATGGCGCGCACGCCGACGGTGTCGAACGGGTACGACATCACCGCGCGCAGGAACTGCTTGCTCAGCGAGTGCGCAGAGTCGAGCACGACGTGAATGAAGCACGCCGCAGGCGTCCAGCCGTTGAACGCCACCGCGGCGGCAATGGTGCCGTCGTCGCGCAACGCCCCGATCGTCCGCAAGTCGCTCGACCACGGGATCTGCGTCTGCTTCGACATCCACTCCCAGATCACCGGCGGCTCGCCTGCAATGTCAGTCACGAGGCGCATCAAAGCTCCTCCACGCTGACTGCAAACTCGGGGTTTTCCATCATCCTTTTCAGGTAGAGCCACATCAGCACATCGTCACCCGCCCCGCCCCCGCCACCCCCGCCGCCAGCATCACCACTGTCAGGCCCGCCCAGCGCGCTGATCAATTCAGACTCTGGCTCAACTGCCGGCGCTTCCAGCTCTTCGATAGTGATTTCGCCTCTCGATTCAGGCTCAGGATCTTCGAGCAACGGCGGCAACGGGTCAGGCTCGCGCGGCTTGTTGATGACGAACGTCTGAGGGTTCCATTCCGGTGCCAGCAGTTCTTCAACCGTGAGCTGGGTGTCAAGCTCCGGCTCAAGGTCTTGCTGCAACGGCGGCAACGGGTCGGGTTCCCGCGGCTTGTTAACGGTAAAGGTTTGAGGATTCCATTCGGGCGCAAGGAGCTCTTCAACCGTGATTTGAGTGTCAGGGTCAGGCTCCGGCTCGGGCGCGGGCAGCGGCGGTAGCGGATCAGGCTCCCGCGGTTTGTTGACGACAAACGTCTGAGGGTTCCATTCCGGCGCAAGGAGCTCTTCCACCGTGATCTGCGTGTCAGGCTCGGACGCGGGTAGCGGCGGTAGCGGGTCGGGCTCCCGCGGCTTGTTGATGACAAACGTCTGCGGATTCCATTCCGGCGGCAGCAGCTCTTCAACCGTGATTTGGGTGTCAGGCTCGGACGCAGGCGGCGGCGGCGCGACGTCGGGTTCCTTGATGAGCTTCTTGGACTCCGGCAACGGCACGAACTCGTCGTTGATCAGCTCCTCGATCGAGATGCTGACATCAGGCTCCGGCAGAGCCACCTCGGTCGGCTCATACGGTGCAAACTCGACCGGCAGCGGCTTGATTTCGGCAGGCGAGAACCACTGCGGGGCCGGCTCGTCAACGGTCGGAACTTGCGGCGGCTGCCAAGGCGGCTGCCAAGGTGGCAGTGACGGCGGGGCAGCCTCAGGCGGCGTGACCGACGGCGGCGTGATCGGCGGGGGCGCGACCGGCGGCGGAGACGGAGGCGAAGACGGAGGCGGCGAAGTCGGAGTCGACACGGCCGAAGCCGCCCTGCGCATCCACGGGAAGCTCAGCGCTTGCGGAGCTCCTGGCATCGTCACGCCGCCTGTCGTGTTGCCACGCAGCGCCGCGATCAACGGATTGCCAACCGTTTCTGCCATCACATCACCCCGCCCATTTCACTCAAAACGTGGAACGACGCGAACGTCGTTGTGCCGCCCAGGCCACGGACGCGCATCCGCAGCGATCCGTAGTAGCCGAGGCCGCTCACGCCGAGCCACGTCTCGTAGGTGTTGCTCGAGTAGCCCCACCGAGCCGTGTTCCATGTGTCGTTGTCCCATTCGTCACGCGCTTCAGCAGTAAACGACGGCGCGCCGGCGACTCCGCCGAAGCTGTACTGCGTGTTGAGCCGCACCTTCAGCGACGGCGGCTGGCGCGCGATGAACACCGGCCGAACCATCGTGAATCGCTTGAGCTGCCCCGGCGCGCCGAACGCGTTGAAACAGGTCTGCACCTCGCCATCGACAGCGAAGCCGCCGCTGCCATCGACCGCGACGCCATCCAGCTCGCCAAGGAACCCCTTGGCAACGCGGCGGTCATCCGTCGCGAAGTACAGCTGGCCGTTCAGCATTGCCGTCGCGACCATCGGGATGCCCGTCAACGTGCACCAGGCGCCCGTGTTGATGTTCATCGCGAACTGCTGATAGGTGCCGTCGAGCAGCGGCAGCTTGATGACGAGCACGTCAGAGTTGGGGACGAGGTAAACGTCCCAGGCAACTGCGCTGCGCAGCTCGCTCACGATCGGCGCCAGCACCGTCTGGATCTTCTGGGCGGGGCCGGGCTGGATCTCGCTGAACTGCCCGTTGACGAGTCGAGACATCGGCACGATGCCGAGCTCGGACAGGATCATCACGTCGCCGCCGAAGTTAGTGAAGAACCGGCCGTTGAGCGGCACCGGACCGACGTACCAGACGCCGCGCAGCGCGAACGTCGAGGCGTTCGAGGGGTCGGTGCCCTGCCAGACGCTGACGTCGCCCTGACTGCCGACCGCGACCAGGTAGTCGTCGATGCCGGTGCCAGCGTCCAGCGTCCAGTTGATCACGGCGCGCATCGAGCCACCGTTGCGCATCGTCGCTCCCATCGGGAACTCGGCCGCGGTGCCGGTGATTGCGTTGATCGTCGTGAGGTAGAACACGCTCGAGCTGTTCGCCACCGTGAAGAACACGCGGTTCTTCCAGACCGCCACCGATGTCGGATTAGCGGGCAGGCCGGTCACCGTCTGCTGTGTCCAGCTCGTGCCGTTGTACGTCCAGTAACCCGCGCCGGGGCTCACGGCCAGCAGGAAGTTGCCTGCAGTCGTCGAGAACTGCGCGGTGCTCCACAAATTCGCGGTGCTTCCCGTCGTCGACTGCGACACCGCCGGCGTGGCGGTCGTCACGTCGTAAATGTCGCCGGCCGCGGCGGCAAAGACCTTGCTGCTTGCGGGGTTCGGCGCGTTGTAGCTGAAAACTGAGCCGATATCGTTCGCGAGTGCGGTGCTGGTGTGGTACTGCCAGCCCTTGCGCAGTTCGGCGCCGGTTTGTTTCGGGATGAAGTTGCGCATCACCAGCGCATCCGTCACAGCCATGTTGCTGATCGGGTCGCGATAGTTGAGCCCGCCCACCGGCGCGGGGGAGACGATCAGCTGCGCGCTTTGCGCGGCTGCGGACAGTCGCGGCGACTTGAACTGCTTGATCGGGATCAGCGGCATCAGCTACCGAACCCCGTGTCTGGCGTGTTGCCGAACGGCGTGATGAACGGGAACCGGGACTCGCGCGCCGCCGTCAGGATCGGCGCCCCCTTCTCGTTCCCCTTGCGGTTTTCCATGTTGACGAAAAAGTCGCGCATCGCTGCGCTCGAATCCAGCCCCTTCATCTCGAGCCACTTGGCGCGCGCCAGCAGCGTCATCAGGTGACTGTCGAGCAGAATGACGTCGCCGTTCTTGGTCGCGCGGTTCTTGTAGGTCGTCGTGACATCCTGGTCGCGCACCCATGCGACCGACTGGTAAAAGAACGAGAGGGTCTGGGCGGCCGTGGGTGGCGACAGGATGTAGATCTGGTTGCCGCGCACCTGCCAATAGAACGACAGGGTCGGCAACGTCTGGCGGATGAGCAGCTGCTGCCACATCTGCGGAGAGATGGGGCCGACAGCAGGCCACTGCATCGTCGAGTTCCACTGCGTCTGATCAGTGAACTCGTAGAAGTCCTCGGGAAGGTCGAACCCGCGCTCGGATTCGCCAGGCGTGCTCGCAGACACGCTGATGGTGTGGCGCTTCGTCAGCTCCTGCCAATCGTGGAGCGACAGCATATCGACGCCGGCCAGATTGACAGCCTGCACCATCTGCTGGATTGACGGGTCTTGCGATCCCGCCGGGTCAGACGGGGTCGGGTAGCTCACCAGCGCGGCGACGTTGCGGACGATTGCCGACAGCGAACTTTCGTCGACGAGCTGGAAAGCCACCGCTACCTCACTTCTTCTCGGCCTTCGAGGCCATCATCTTGGTGATCGCTTCGATCTGAGCCTGCAGCTCCTCGATCTTGCTATCACGCGCCTTGAGTTCCTCGTTCATCTTCTCGAGCGGGGCGTTGCCCTTCGCGAGCTCGATGAACGCCTTCGCCGAGCGCTTGTCTTCGTTAAACGAGAAGAACTTCTGCCCGACGTTGTCAGGCGCGCCCGCGAGCTGCTCCACTGTCAGAATGCCGAAGTACTTGTATTCCTCGACCTTGGTCGGGGTCATTTTCGGCAGCGACGCGAGCGGCGTACCTTCGACGGCATTGCCCTGGCCGGCCTTCCACTTCTCGTAGCGCGCAGCGAACCGCGCAGCGTCGAGGTCGTTGACCTGTCGGTCGACGATGTTCAGCTTGTCGCCAGGGACCATGATCTTGATGAAATCGCGGTCCTCGTAAATCGCGCGGCCGGCTTCGGTGCTCTTGCGCGCGTTGATGACGGGCTTGCGATAGAACTGCACGAACAGCTTTCCGTCTTCGGCAATTCGGCTCTCGTCGAGGCCGGGTGCGGTTTGCACCGCGTTCCAATCTGTGGGCACTGTGGCGGGGATGTTCACTGGTTTTTCCTTCTGTGGTTGTGAAAAAGGGACGGTGCGAGAGTGACCCGCACCGCCCCGCTCTGTTGCTGGTTACAGCGTGGTGCCGACGGTGGGATACGAGATGATCGCATCCGAGTTGGTCGCGGCGGAGCCGCCGGTGGCGGTGCCGAGCACGATGCCGAACACGGCCTCCGAACCGGCGGTCGCGTCGTCGTCGAGCGCGCCATCGGTCGAGGTCGTGTTGAGGCGCGTGCCCTTCGCGGCGCTGGCAAGCGTTCGCACGCTGCCCTTGCCGTACACCTGGAACCAGCCGTACTGATTGTCGGCAAGGGCCGCCTGAGCCACGCCCACGCGCGAGCCAAAGCCGGCAGTGCCGGCCGTGGTCGCGGTGACCGAGATCAGCTGAAAGTCGAAGCCGGTCGCCTCGACGCACACATAGCCCAGCCCAGTAACGGCGCCGTTGGCGCGGCCGTAGACGAATTCCTGATAGCCGACGGTCGGGTCGTCGAAGCCGGCGACCGTGCCGAGCCGAAAGGCCGGCACGTCGGTCGCTGCAGTGACCAGCGTCTTGTCAATTCCAATGATCTGACCTGACATGAATGATTCTCCTGAAAAAAGCCTTGATGAGTCGGGGGATCACCCAAACCCATCAAGGCCAGGTGACCCCCACCACGGGGTGTTAGTTCTGGATACGACCCTGGAACTGCGCGCCGCTGCAGGTCAGGTTGCCGGCCCATGCGAGGATCTGGACCTCGGCATCCTGATTGGTCGCGTAGCGCTTGTTGGGCGACAACGAGACCATGTTCCGGTCGCGGTGCGGCCGCATGAACAGGTACTTCGTGTTGAGCATGAAGCCCGTGTTCGCCGGGCAGAACCCGCCGATACCACCGTCCAGCACCACATCCGCGTCCATGAACTTGAGCGTCGGGAACCCGAGGCTGCCAGTCGACGGATCGGTGAAGCGCTGGTTCGCCTGGAGCGACGCCGTGTAGATGCCCCAGTAGTTGGCATCGAGCACGATGAGGTCAGGACGATCCGAGCCACGAACGAGCGACGCCCACAGCGTGTTGAGACCCGTCTGCATCTGCGCGCCGGTCGGCGGCGGCGTCACGCCGGCAACCGAGAAGTCGTAGAGCTTCGACTGCCAGAACGTCCAGGTGGCGCGATCGATACCACCGTAGGTGCCGGTCGTCGGCGCGGAGGGCACGGCCGCGTTGAGGCCGGTGATTTCCTTGCCACCCGAGCCAGTGCCGTCGCTGTAGATGGACCCGGCCAGCCGGTTCGCCATCGTCGCCTCGGCGACATTGATGCGCGACTCGAGCAGGTCGATGAACGCCTCGCGGCCACTGTTCTGCAGCATTTCGAGGCCAGACATCACGACCGGGCAGGCGAGCTGCTTGATCGTGAACTCGGCCGCCGAGATGACGTCCTGCGCAGCGACAGGCAGCAGGTCGTAGCCCGAGTAGAACCCGGCGTTGCTGTTTTCGGCGAAGGACAGCTCCTGAAGAATGGTCGAGCCGCCCGAGAAGGTCTTCACGTTCCCGCGCTGATTCAGGCGCGAGAGAAGAGCGTTGTTTTTGGTGACGTTGTCGGCGATCTGACGGGTGCGCGACTGAATCGTAGTCGCGACAATGTCAGACACTGAAGCATTTGCGAATGCCATGAATGAAACTCCCACAAGAAAAAATGACCAGGGCTTTCGCCCCACCTTTTCTGTGGCCTACGCGAACCTGTTCAGTCCGGTATGTCGTAGGTGGGCGCTTGCGCGCTCCTCGAGCTTCGGTGGCTGTCGGTGCTTTGGCACACCGGGGGCAATGCTGCCCCCGATGCGTTTATAACATCATCGTGCGTTTGCCGCAATAGCCGCTTCGATCGCACTCCGCACGTCGGTCGCGTCAGTCGATTGCGATGAAAGCGCCGGGCCGCCTGACACCGACACTGCCGCGGCACGGGCGCGCTGCGCAGCGCCCGAAAGCTGCTGGGTGCTTCGAGTCTTGACACGCGCCTGGAGCACCGAGCGCACTCGAGGGTTTGCCAGGCACGCCTGGCGGTAGGCGTCCTGCAACGTGAGCTCGCGACCGCGTCGCTGCGCAACTTCCATGAGATCCGCCATGTCCTCGCGGACATCCTCACCGAACTCGGCCTGCTGCAGGAACTGCTGCACCTCGCCAGACGCCTGCTGCGCTGCGGCCTGCTGCTGGGCGAGCTGCGCCTGCTGGAACTGGGACATGAACTGCTGCACGGGCGCGAGCTGCTGCTGCACTACCTGCTGCAGCTGCGCAGCCTGCGGGTCGACCCGCGGCACCTCGCCAGCGAGTGCTGAGTCAAGCTGCTCGATGAAGGTCTGACCAAACCGGCCGACCCCGAACTGCTTGACCATGCCGGCGACCATCTGCGCGAGCTCGGGCGCGGTGCCCGTGCGCAGGCGCGCGGCCGTCGACATCAGGTTGTCGATCGCCTGGAGCGGGTTGCTGTTCTCGGCGCGGATGAACATCTCATACGGCCGCAGCACCTGATTGAGCTGGTCGGCGAACCGCCGAGCGTCAGCTGTCTCCTGCAGAGTGCGCTGCACTTCCTGCTCACGACGGGCAACCTCGGCCCTGACCGGCTCGGGCAGCTGCGCCCAATGCTCGCGCACGTCGGGCCGCCAGGAGGCCGGAGCGCGCTCCCTGGGCGCCGCCTTGGGCTCGGCCTTGGGGCCGGGCTGAATGCCCTGCGCGGGCTCAGCGGCGGCTTTCTGGGGCGCCTCGGGCGCCACGGGCGCGTCCTTGGTCTTGAATCGGCCC